CAGTAGCACCTGTACTACCAGTTTCTCCAGTGGCACCTATCTCACCAGTTGCTCCTGTTGCACCAACATCGCCTTGTGGCCCTGTTGCTCCAGTTGCACCTGTAAGTCCAGTTGCTCCTTGTGGACCAGTACTGCCAGTTAAGCCTGTGGCTCCTGTCTCACCAGTAGCACCCGTTGCGCCAACATCACCTTGAGGTCCTGTACTACCAGTCGCTCCAGTTAGACCAGTCGCTCCAGTTAGACCAGTCGCTCCAGTTAGACCTGTAGCACCTGTTGCTCCTTCTGGGCCTTGTATACCTGTAGCACCTGTGCTTCCTTGTTCACCAGTGGCTCCCGTAAGTCCAGTTGCACCTGTTTCTCCTGTAGCACCAGTAAGACCTGTTGCACCGATTGGTCCAGTGCTACCCGTTAATCCTGTTGCGCCAGTAAGACCAGTGGCTCCGGTGGCACCTTCTGGTCCCTGTATACCAGTAGCACCAGTACTACCTACATCACCTTGAGGTCCTGTTGATCCCGTAGCACCAACATCTCCTTGTGGTCCAGTAGCACCTGTACTTCCTGTTAATCCAGTGGCACCTGTTAATCCAGTGGCACCTGTTAGTCCAGTTGCGCCAGTTTCGCCTGTAGCGCCAGTTTCTCCAGTGGCACCTGTTAAGCCTGTAGCACCTGTGCTGCCAGTAAGACCAGTGGCACCTGTTAAGCCTGTTGCACCAGTTAGTCCCGTTGCGCCAGTACTGCCTACATCGCCTTGTGGGCCTGTCGCACCAGTCGCTCCCTCTGGTCCTTGAATACCTGTAGCACCAGTTGCGCCAGTATCGCCAGTAATACCTGTGCTACCCGTAGCACCCGTCTCACCTGTAGCACCAATTGGACCTGTTGATCCAGTTGCACCTGTTAAACCGACTGGGCCCGTACTTCCTGTACTACCTGTTTCACCAGTCGCACCAATTGGGCCCGTACTTCCTGTAGTGCCCGTTAAACCTTGTATACCAGTAGCACCAGTGCTTCCAGTTTCTCCTGTAGCACCAATAGGACCAGTACTACCTGTAGCACCAGTGTCTCCTTGTGGTCCTGTACTTCCTGTACTACCTGTCTCTCCAGTAGCACCTATTGGACCTGTACTTCCAGTTAGACCAGTTGCTCCTGTCTCTCCAGTAGCGCCAGTTGCACCAATATCTCCTTGAGGTCCTGTTGAACCTGTTGCACCAGTTAAGCCAGTTGCTCCTGTCAGACCAGTAGCACCTGTAGCACCTTGTTGTCCTACGGCACCTGCTAGATTGACACTCCAACTTGAGTATGTGCCACTGCCAGTTGTTGATGTAACATTAACAACCATGGCACCTGTATTGCTATCATAAGATACAACATCACCAGTCATTGTATTGCCACTATCATAAGCAATAACAACAACTTGTGCTGTGCTATATGCTAAACCTGTATCTACTGTAAATGATTGATTACCAGTACCAATTGTTAAACTTGTGGTACTAGTAGTTGAATATCTGTCTCCTTGTGGACCAGTAGCACCTGTGCTACCTTGTGGTCCTGTACTACCAGTTAAGCCAGTTGCACCTGTTAAGCCAGTTGCACCTGTTGGTCCCTGTTCACCTGTAGCACCTGTAAGTCCTGTTGCTCCAGTACTACCAACGGGTCCTTGAATACCGGTAGCACCTGTACTTCCTGTTTCTCCAGTCGCACCAGTACTGCCTGTTTCGCCAGTTGCTCCTATAGGACCTGTTGATCCAGTAGCACCAGTAAGTCCAGTTGGTCCAGTACTACCAGTTGATCCTGTCTCGCCAGTTGCACCAATTGGGCCAGTGCTACCTGTAGCACCAGTGTCTCCTTGTGGTCCTTGTATGCCTGTTGCACCTGTTAGTCCAGTTGCACCAATTGGACCTGTACTGCCAGTAGCACCAGTTAGACCTACTGGTCCAGTACTACCTGTTGCACCTTCTGGTCCAGTAGCACCAGTACTACCTATAGGTCCTTGAATACCTGTAGCACCTGTACTACCTGTTAAACCCGTGGCGCCTGTTTCACCAGTCGCTCCTGTACTGCCTGTGAGTCCTGTTGCTCCTGTTTCACCAGTTGCACCGATTGGTCCTTGAATACCGGTGGCGCCTGTGCTGCCAATCGGGCCTGTACTTCCGGTTGCTCCTGTATCACCCGTGGATCCTTGAATACCTGTAGCACCTGTACCTCCTGTTAATCCTGTTGCTCCTTCTGGACCAATTGGTCCTGTACTACCTGTGAGTCCTGTCGCTCCTGTGCTTCCTTGTGGGCCTGTGCTACCTGTAGCGCCAGTTTCTCCCGTCGCTCCCGTACTACCTTGAGGGCCCGTCGCGCCTGTACTACCTGCGGGTCCTTGTATGCCGGTGGCACCAGTACTGCCTTGTGGCCCTGTACTACCTTGTATACCCGTCGCACCTGTACCTCCTGTAAGTCCTGTTGCACCAACTGGTCCTGTGCTTCCTTGAGGGCCTGTAGCACCAGTTATACCAGTCGCGCCAGTTGGTCCAGCGATACCAGTAGCACCTGTTGCACCAGTGACACCTGTAGCACCTTGTGGAACAATTGCTCTGTCAACTTGTACAACAACGTTTGGAGTAGGTTCAATATTAACTTGTACAACGCCTGAACCATTGACGCTTACTTGATTAGCCATTAGTTATATACTCCATCACTTGCTACGAGGAACAGTAAGAATATACTTTCATCATATGCTGGTGTTGTACCACTTGCTGGGAAACTGATTTTAATTCTTCCAGTAAAACATGCTGGGTCAGTTGCGTTTATTCCAAGATCGGGATCACCTGGCAATCCTGAATATGTAACTTGTAAACTATCACGACCAATAGTAGCCCAAACTTCTTCATCTATAACTAGTGTGAAACTACCTGCGCTGTTTACACGATTTGTGATTGACAAACTGATTGGTAGTGGCTCAATGCGATTAATTGTCATTGTACCACTAGCACTTGACAATGCAAACACAGTGCCTGGTGTATAACTTGGGGCAGCACCTCTTGTATCACTTATAGTAAATGTTGTACTAGTGATAACTTCTTTTACATAATATGTTGTATTGATTGCTACACCACCAAATACAGTGCCACGAAACTGTACGGGCATACCTACATAAAGTTCATTTGTACTTACGCATGTAAGCACATTAGTACCTGTAGTTGTCGCTGTTATAGTAGTGATTTCGCTGACTAAAGGATAGTCACGTATCTGAAAGTCATATCCACTACGACTGTCACGGAAATTAGTAATTGCTCTACGAATTATAGTCGCGTCAATAGTCGCGCCTGTTAGATTGATTGGCGTAGTACCTGTTTGCCAACCTGAAGGATAACTTGTAATGTTTGACCACACAAGATTCCAAAAATCTTTTTGACCATATACTAGTTCTTGTGCTAGTACTTGCCCATCAAATCCACCGACTTGATTGAGCGTATTTTGACTAAATTTTGCCATCTTCGCTGCCTCGCGTATGACGCAAAATTGCTACCTCGCAAATTTGCGTGTTATTGTATTATTTATGATGTTATGTTAAAAATACTAATAGCGTTACTTCTTAATTTATACAAATTTTTGGTATCTGAACTAACAACTGTTGAAATTGTAGATGACCCATTATAACTTGCTGAATTACTTTCTACTGTTAAATTACCATTACTTAAATTTCTATTAAATGTTACATTTCCAGTTAACATTATGCTATTTGCAGGAATTTCTACCGTATATAAATTATTATATCCAGTTAAATTAGATGTCCAAGTTAATATTCCTGTAGAAGTATTTCTAGAAAATACATTAACGCTATCTGTTCTTATTCCATATACTGATATATTATCAGGACTTACTGTTAAATCTGTATAAGAAGGTAATGCATTACTTAAATCTATGTCTTGACTTGCTAAATTTAAATAGGTATTTGAAGTATTGCGTGGGTAATTCATTAAAACTGTATTACCATTAAGAATTTGCCATATTATTAAAAAGTTTTTATTATCTTTTGTAACTACCATTTTACGATAATTTACACTAGCATCGTATGGCGCAATATTTGGTAAAATTGCACTTTGATATAATGATAAATTACCATCTGTTGTATTTCTTGTGTAATTTAATAAAAAAGGTGCTAGATTTGAATATCTACCTGTAGTAAAAATAGATTTATTATCTGGTGATGCTGCAATATTTCTACTTCCAAATACATTACCAACGTTACCGGTCGTAGTTGTAGTATTGGCAGCCACGTTATAATTAATTATACCTGTAAAATTATTACTGGTATTGCCGCCTGTTATATAACAAAAATTACCATCAGCACTAAAAACTATATCATTAAAAGTATTATATCCAGTTATATTGCTATTACCCAATAATGATAATTGTCCAGTATCACTGTTACGACTATAACGCAAAAATCTTCCTACGCTTGATACAGCATATACTAGACCACCATTTGGACTAATATCAAAAGCAACTAAATTATTAGCACTATAAGTTATATTACCATTAGCAACTAAATTACTGCTCATATAAACATTATTGGTAGTTGTTGTTGCTGGACTATTGCCACCTGCGCTACTTGCTAGAACATCAAATGTATAGGTATAAAATGGATTTATATTACCAATTGTAATAACATTACCAGTAGTATTTCCTGAAAAATTTCCAGTATTACTAGTTGCTATGTATGTGACTAATCCTCCTGTATTAGTTGTATTAGGAGTAAATGCTACGTTAACATTATAACCTTCTAATCTTGTAACATTAGCATTAGTAGGTGGAAAGGGAGTAATATATCCCTGTCTAAATTCAGCAATAGCACCTAAAGTACTGAATACAGGCATTAACTAAATCCTATTTTACTTGCAAATACAGTGTAAGTATTTGCTGCTGTTTTTATAATATTATAAGTGTAAATATCTTTTCCATTTACTGTTCCAGATGCAATGTTACTACCTGGTGAATATATTGGTGTAATATTAGATCCATCAATTTGTAAATTATTGGCATAATACGCTGTAGCACCATTGGTGTTAATAAATGCTAATGTCACACTATTATTACTTGCTACAACACTATCAAATGTTGAAGTACTATTACCACGAATATTTAAGGTAAAATTTGCTGTTGCATTTGCTGTTTTTAATAAAACTGCTTGATCTAAAATGTCAAAATTAATTGTACCGGTTGATCCTGTACTATTAACAGTAACTTTTTCAAATGCTTGTTGTATATTTGTAGTACCAACAACATTTAATGCTGTTAAATTACCTAGGCTTGTTATATTTGCTTGCGCTGGAGTAATTATGTTACCAGTTATATTGCCTGTTGCTAAAATATTAGTAGTTTTATTAAATGTTAGATTTACACTACCATTTGCTACACCTGCATCGTTAAAAACAATTTGTGTATTGCTACCAGCAATTGGACCTGTAGCACCAGTAGCGCCTGCGCCTGTCGCGCCAGTCGCGCCAATACCAGTAGCACCTGTTGCCCCTATAGGACCTGTTGCTCCTGTTGGACCTCCACTTGGTCCCGTAGCGCCAGTTGGACCTGTAGCACCTGTTGCACCACCAGGACTTCCTGTTGCGCCTGTTAAGCCAGTAGCGCCCGTCGCACCAACGCCTGTAGCACCTGTTGGTCCTGTTTGTCCAGTTGCGCCTGTACTTCCTTGAACACCTTGACTGCCTTGCGGTCCAGTTAGTCCAGTAGCACCTGTACCACCAGTTGCTCCAGTACTTCCATTAAATCCAGTAGGTCCTGTTGCACCTTGCGGGCCTGTTGCGCCTGTAGCACCAGTAGGACCTGTTGCTCCGGTCGCGCCGACAATACCACCTGTACTTACTTGCGCTGTTATAGGTGTAACAACAAAATTTAAGTTGTTATTGTTTGGGTCAATTACTAGATTAATTTCGCTCATTATTGATATCTCACAATCATGCCAATTGGCTCTTTATTAATATCGGCGATACTTGCGTTTGCTGAACTTTGTCTACTAATTGTCAATGTTACTACTACAACACAACTATTTGCTGTTGTGTTTTGCGCTGGTGGACTGATTACAGGAGTTGGATTAGGGCTACCTGTACCACCTGTTAAATTAGCGGGTATGTATAGATATCCTAATCCTGCTGTAGCATTACTAAATGCCGCAATCAAGTTTGCGCTATAAGTACCTGCGCCAGTGCTTGGTTGTGTAGCATTTAATGTAAGATTACCAATACTGATTTCAGTATCGCTAGCATATGTAATGTCATCTGCTGTATAAAATTTAGCACTAGTGCTTAAAGCCCAATTATTTGGTAATGTGCAATTAATTGCGTTACCGTCGGCGTCGGTAAATGATAATGGTAACGTATATGCTTCACCTGTATATATTTCAATACATTGCATCTCTGTACCAGCAATTGTAACTGTTTTTGCGCCGTTAAGTAGTAAACTCATTTTGTTTGATTCCTATATGTATTTATTAACTTATAAGGTTAGTATATCCCTGCGTTAATGTGTATGTTGACCAATATATTCCAACGTCACCTACCAATGCCCTTGCATAATAACCTACTCGCGCTAAATCAGAATTGGCTATTTGTAGTTCAGCAAAGTTTATTTGTGTTATAGAACCATATGTATTAAATTGTTCAACAAACATGCTATGTGTCTGTAATGTATTGACATTACCTGCTGATGCTGTAGCAATATATGGACATAATTGGACAACTCCAATTCCTCCGCCATTATATAATTGTGCTGATATTAAAGTTTGTGTTGCTTCGCCATCAGACCAATTTGCATTAGAACAATCTAATTCTATAACTTTATACCAACCATTTAATCCTTCTGTCGCTGGAGTCATATATAATAACGCAGCGGCGGCCGGAGTAAATGGTCCTGTACTATTCGCCCCATAGCCGTCTAAAGTGCTAGATAGCCCCTGTCCATATGGCCATGCGGGAGCGACTGATTCTTCGGGTAAAATTATTGGTATATTTCTTTGCGATGTGCTATTTGCATATACAGGTACTGTTGTCGTATTAGCATCAAAGTTTGGAATACCAAAACCTTGTGATAAAAATAGTACAGGACCTGCGCCACCAGTATTTGGTCCAGTACCACCGCTTATGCTTGTTACTCTACCATCAGCACCTACGCATATTGTGCCACCACCTGTATAACAGCCTGGTGTAATACCTGTATTAGTTAGTTTGTTGCTACCAATACTAAAGTTAGCAATTTGATTGCCAGTAATAGTAAAATTGGCAATGTTATTACCAGTAATAGTAAAGTTAGCGATGTTATTGCCTGTGATAGTACCATTTGCAATTTTATTTCCAGTTATAGTACCATCAATAATATTATTACTAGAAATAGTATTGGGTCTAATTTGATTACCAATAATACCACCATTGCCTGTATTAGGATCCCATGGTTGTATGTTTGCACCGCCCCAATTAAATGGTGCGCTTGAATCACTATATCTACCTGCTGTATCGTTTCTTGCTGTAGTTGACCAATAATATGTGTTCGCACCTAAATCGTTAACACTGATACTTACATTATTATAAAAACCATTAGCACTATCACTATTAGTAAATGGCAAACCACCTGCGCTTTGTACAGTACGATATAATTGGTGTGTAACTACGTTAGCATTTCTTCCATAGTTAAAGTCCATGTATACAACAACACCATCATCAGGTACGCAACTTGTTACAGTAAAGCCTGATAATAATCCATTGTCATCATTAAATTCAGTAAACGTTGGTGGACATGGTGGGCTAATAACATTAGGATCACTTAAGCCTGTATTATCAGCAGGTACAAAATCTTGTATTGCATTATCAGCATAGATACTATCATTGTATTCAAATGCTTCTACTAATGCACTTAAGTTACCATTCTCATCTTGTACTTCGCTTACGCTGTTGACGCGAAATAACTTATCAGTCCAACCATATGCATTGTGATTGACACGAATGACATCACCTGCATCTATTTGTATACCACTATAATCTAATTGGAAAGTAATGACTAAATCTTCACGACTTTGCAATAATCTACGTACACCAAGATAGATTGCTTGTACAGCATTGTTTACTAATGGCAATGCAATATTAAGTTTGTTTATTGCTTCATTAGGACTTAAAACTTGATTGAATATTGGATACCATGCTGTTGATGGATCAGTTAAATCTACGATCTGATAATCTGTTTGATCTTTTACGTTTGTGTTTGGATATGCAACTTCTACTTGATTGTAAGTATCGTTTAAATCAATAGGATTTATTTGTATGCCACCAATCAATACATCATCATTGACGTTATATAGATTTAACAATGATCCAGTATATGGCTTATTTGGTATAATGCGCCATTTACCACTTGTTTCTGTATATTGTAACCAACTATCTGCTGTATCAGCAAGAAACTGTAAATTAGTTAAACAATCATTTCCTGTATCTAGTGGACCATTAACACGATAACGTCTTTGCTGTGCTGATCCACCACCTACTGGTACATAATCAATATATTCGTCACTATATGCGTCAAGTGCTGTTAAACTTGCTGTATCTACATATTGTAAATCAATTGCACAACCATAGCGTGTATTTGTCAAATAATCAAGTATTGCAACGCCTGGCTTACAGCCATTATCGCCGCCCATGTTATTAGTTACTTTGACTTGTAATGTATCTAAACTTGTAGTCGTAGCATCTACGTTATATTCAACTCTTACAATAGCAAAAGCCATATCATTTAATTGTACGCTTTCACCACCTGATGTGTAAATTGAACTATTCCAACCATTGCTTATGCCGCCACCTGTGCTGGCATCGCTCATGATTTGTAATGCTGTTTGACCACCTGTGTTTACGCCAGCGTTTGCTGCGCCATTTTGAAATAACCAAATATAGATTTTGTTAGCCATTTTAGTATCTGACTGTGCAGGACCAAATGCGCTATTATTTGTAACAAGTGCTGCAACAGCACCATTGCTACCAAATGATACTAATTTGCCACCATAATATACACCATTGCTAGTATCAAATGTAATTGTTTGACCAGTAGGTTTTTCGCATAATGCAATAACATACCACATGTATTTTTGATCAACACTGATTTTTGCATCAATGATAGGACCACCTACCCATGCTGTACCATATACAATAGGTAATTTGTTATCAGTTGCAGGTGCTAATTGTACACGCGCACCAGCATCAGCACCACTTGGTGCTTCAACACCTGTACGTTTGGCAATCAATTTACTAATTGCTTTTGTTGCAACTTTACTAATGATTGCTGCAGCCGCTACTTTAACTACTGCTTTTGCAATTACATTTTTTGCAACAATTGCTGCAACTGCTTTTACTGCTGCTACTACGAAACCCATTTAATTCTCCAATTGCCAAATTTTTTCTGACATTTTATAACCAAAACGTGTAAAATCTACGTCATGCAATGGTTCTGCTGCATGTATAACGCTCATTTCAATACGTTCTTGTTTTATTAATTCTTCTACGCCTTCATTATAGGCTTCTAACAATTTATATCCTGCTTTTGTATGACGCCATTCTTCGTCAACAAATAATAATATTTGTGTAAGCATATACATGTTAGGCACCCATAAATTTTCATTAATAATGCCAACTATAATACCAATTGGTTCATCACTTTCAATAACATATGCTATGCCACCGCCATGCAATATTGTTGTGAATAATGCATTGAAATGTTTCTCAATAACTTGTTTATCATCTGGTATAAAATCCATGTCTTGCACTTTTTTTGCAACATGAATAAAATACGGTAGATCAAATTTATTTGCTTTACGTACTATCATTTTCTGTTTTGATTAGTAGTGTCACCTGGTTTAGTCATGCCACCACCGCCTCCTGGAATACCTCCACCATTATAGCCTGGAACAACTGTTTTACTTTTTGGATCACTACCAAAATCAAATGTAAAGCCTGCCAAACTATTAATATTATTCATTGCGCTGTCAGTTGCATCAAAAAATTGCCAACTGTTTTTATTTGTTTTACGACCAGCAATACGATTTTCTAATATTGTTTTGAAACTGCTAGCATCTAATGTAACAGTAAAATTATCTTCTAGACCTTCACGATCTTCTTGAATACTATAATTGGTAACAATACCTGTAAATCTAACAACGGCATTTGCTAATACCATTGTATTAGGATTAAAGAATCCTCTTGTAACTTCTATCTTACTGCCGCGTATTTTACCTTGACTTTCAAGTACAGCATAAATGTTATTGCCACCAATGCCACTTATTTGTACGCTTGTATCACCATTTGTTACACGCAAACTTCTATTTTGTTGTCCAACTGCTAATAATCCACCTAATGGACTATATTCTACACCATCAATTGTATCACTTGTATAACTTGAACTAAAAGTATACACGTTATTGTTAGCCAAATTACCATATTCATTGTATATGGTCAACTTAACATATTCGGCTGTTGTAATGTTTGCTTTATTATTAGCAACTGCTGGAATTGGTGTAGTCATGCTGTACCTACATATTCATATAATTGAAAACTATCATTAAATTCAATTAATGCATTATTAATTGTACTACCATTTATATTAGTATATCCACCTGGTATTAATTTATATGTAGGCATGTTTGGACAAAAAACATTAAATTTACATGCATTACCTACTGTAACACTTAATCCAACAACATTATAACTTAAAATATTTGGTCTATTTGTAGTTACTGTTACTGTACCGCTACCACCTAATACTCTTGTTGTACTTGTAAATGGATATGGATAATTTCCTAATTGTATTAAATCATTAGGTTCAAAGATAACTCTATTACCGGGTACGACTGGTACATTTAATATTAATTGATTACCATTAAAACTTTGTACGCTTGATCCAATTAATAATCCTGTACTTGTAGTGCTTAAAGTACCTTGATAACGAAATATCCAATTTAAGCATGGGTTATTACTGAACGTTACAATTTCAGGACTCACACGATCCATTGTATCTAATGCTTCAAGTAAGTCACGATTATTATAATACTTTAAACTACTTGGCATTTCTAGTTCCATTTTCCATGGCTGCTTTGTAGGTGTTAATGTTACGCGAGGTATTTCGTTACGTGTGATTTGCAAGCCTACTACTTTTCTACGATCAATCAATAGTGAACTTGCCTTGTTTATAATTGTTTGTAATCCTGCCATTTAATTTGGTTCCTATGTCAAGTATGGCAATTCACGTTCAGCCATTTTTACTGTGCCAAGTAACGTTTTACGATTTTCTACGAATAATTGTGCTACAGATTTTGCATCTATCGCATTGATATTATTTGTAATATAATTATTTGTAATAGGTGCGCTGACTTCGCCAACATTGTTACTATTCATCTTGTTATTTGGTACAACTGTGCCACTAGTTTGTGGTACGAATAGTTCCGGACCCTTTTCACCAACAAGATATGGTTTGCCTGCTTTTGCTGGGCCACCTTCAGCAAGACCTGGTATGCTAAATCCTATCGCACTGAATACTGATTTGATTGCTGACAATACTAATGCTTTGGCGATAATTTTTGTTAGATCAGCAATAACGCTAGCGGCAAAGTCCTTAAATTTAAATTTGCCAGTCTCAACAAAGTTATCAATACTATCTTCCATTGCTTTGAATGCTGCTGTGACAGCATCTTGTGCGACATTGATTGGTTTTAATGAACGCTCAATATCTTGTAATGCTAATGCTACACC